TCGTATCGAAGAAGGACGCTTAACAATAGGAGTAATGAATGAAGTTTGCAAAGCACATCCTCGCCGCCGGCCTCTTGGCTTTGGCTACCGTTCCGGCCCACTCCGCCGCAGGAGTAAACGTCGGCACTCTCACCTGCGACGTAGACTCGGGAGTCGGGTATCTCATCGGATCTAGCAAGGACGTCGTCTGCGTCTATCGCGGCAACGGCAAGACCGAGCACTACGTCGGCAGCATCTCCAAGCTCGGGTTGGACCTCGGTGTCACCGGTAACCAGACAGTAGTCTGGGCGGTGCTCGCTCCAGGCTCTATCGGCAAGGGAGCTCTGGCTGGTAACTACTTCGGCGCCTCTGCCGAGGCCACTGTCGCCGTAGGCGTGGGCGTCAACGCCCTCGTAGGTGGCATGAAGAAGTCGGTCACACTCCAGCCGATCTCAGTGTCTGGACAGACCGGACTCAGCGCTACCCTGGCCGGTGCATCGCTGCATCTCTCGCCAGTCAAGAACAAGTAACACACTCACTCTATCAGGAGCTTCTCTTATGAAAGTCAGTATTAAGTCGATGAGGTCGTCCTCTGAGATCCTTCGTGGTATAGAGAAGCTCGTGATAGAGAAAGACATTCCCTACATAGACGCCGCCATTCACTACGCCGAGAAGAACAACATGGAGATCGAGACTGTGGCCAACATCATCAAGATGTCCACCGTCGTGAAGGCCAACATTCAGCTGGAGGCTGAGGCTCTCAACTTCATTCCGAAGACCGCACACCTCCCGATATGAATCCATTCGAGGCCTACACCACCTACCTGGCGGTGAAGAATCACTTCGAGCGTGACGGATACGACTACTTCAAGTATCGTGGCAAAGTGCCAGCGAAGCTGGAGTCCTTCTACGCTCGCAAGGACAGGTACTTCTTCGAGAAGCTGGCGCGCAAGGAAGACCTACTGGAATTCCTAGTCGCCAACTTCCTCGAGAATGACAAGAGCTACTCGCGCGACCTCACACAGGAAGATGCCGAGCGAGTGTATCGAGACTGGGTGAAGAGGACTCAGTCGCTGACCTACAGATTCAGCGAGGAACTCGAGAAGATCGAGGACCTGAAGCAGGCAGTCAGAGTAGAGGACGGGCAACACCCACAGCTACTGAAGATGTACATGCAGAAGAAGGTGTCAGCCGAGACTATCCTAGTGATAGACTCTCTGGCCAACATCATCGAGGCGTGGGACAAGAAGATAGAGGACACAGTCATGTGGCCAACTATCAGGAGAAAGCTGGTCAAGTACAAGCCGTTTCTCAAGTTCGAGAAGGACAAGTTTCGAGAGATCGTTCTCGAGAGATACGTGAGGAACTGATAATTTTTCTGTTCCATCTTTTGCTACTGCATGATATATAGAAAGGGCGTAAGCCCACATACGAAGCATACGCAACATACAACGCAATACGGAGAATACGATGGACTTCGCTTCCCTCAAGAAGAACCGCACGGCTCAGCTCGAGTCACTCACAGCGGAACTCAACAAGCTCAACACCAAGACCAATCAGCAGGCGGCAGACGACCGCTTCTGGTATCCGGCCGTAGACAAGGCCGGTAACGGCTACGCCGTGATTCGCTTCCTCCCTCCATCCGAGGGTGAAGACGTACCGTTCATTCGCATCTGGGACCACGGATTTAAGGGACCAGGCGGGTGGTACATCGAGAACTCCCGTACCTCTCTCGGTCCTAATGAGAAGGATCCAGTCGGCGAGTACAACTCCAAGCTCTGGAACGCAACCGAGGACGACAACTCGCCTCAGCGTCGACAGGCCCGCGCTCAGAAGCGCCGTCTCACCTACATCTCTAACATCATCGTGCTGAAGGATCCTGCCAATCCTGAGAACGAGGGCAAGGTGTTCCTCTTCAAGTACGGCAAGAAGATCTTCGACAAGCTCCAGGAAGTCATGCATCCGCAGTTCCCGGACGAGAAGCCGCTGAACCCGTTCGACCTCTGGGACGGCGCTAACTTCCAGGTCAAGATCCGCAACGTCGAGGGCTATCGCAACTACGACAAGTCTCAGTTCTCTGAGTCTGGTCCGCTGCTCGACGACGATGCCAAGCTCGAGAAGATCTGGAAGAAGCAGCACAAGCTGAAGCCGTTCCTCGACCCGTCTAACTTCAAGTCCTACGACGAGTTGAAGGCCAAGCTCTACAAGGTGCTCGGTCTCGACGAGGTCCTGACTGACGGAGTGGCAGACGCTCCTGCTGCTCGTAAGCCAGCTCCCGCTTCTAAGCAGAGCGACGATGACGAGCTCCCCTGGTCTACGCCGAAGGAGTCGAAGAAGAACGCAGTGGTCGAGGATGATGACGAGAGCCTCGAGTTCTTCAAGACTCTCGCCGAGGACAACTAAGTGAGAATCGGCATGACTACGACGTGAGTGTGTCTCTTCGTTTTGTATCGTGGTCGTGCCGATAACATCTCATGAGCGAACTTGATGGCTTTGCTCTGAGGTACGACGTACTCTGGTTCTCCGGCTTCTGCTACGAGGGCCAGAGTACCTCCCTTTTTAGGCTCTACCTTTCCACCCTCGGCCAGCGGTCGCACGATCTTTAGTAGATCTTTTGTGCCCCTAGCATGCTGGGTCACCGCACCTCCACCACCGCTAGAATCTGACTGGTTTCCTCCTAGTATCGTTATACTGGATCCAGTAAAGCTCTCCACGAATCCGACATGTCCGCTTGCGCCAGTACCGCGCTGGAACACCGCGATGTCTCCTGGTTGCACCGCACTTATGTCTCCGCCACCTTCACGACTCCACACGGGTGCACCGTAGTCCAAGAAGCTCTTAGCCCAGGCTGATCCCGTTCCAGGTCGACCATTGCTAGCGAGGACAGAGTTAGTGAAAGCTGCACACCATGGAGTCTTAGCGACGTCCCACGGCTGAAAGTACTGACTGATGAAGTTATTGAGGGTCGAGCGGTCTTTACCCTCGCTCATACCGAGATACTGTCTCGCCGTAGACAACAAGTCGCCCGTCGGCTCAGGTAGAGGACCAGCAGGAGCCTGCTCTCCGCCTCCATAGAGATTCTGCATGTACTGAGTCTGCTCTTGCTCAGTCTGTGGTATCGTGAGCCGCGTACGATTCATCGCTTCATTAACGGCTGCGTTGGCAGTAGTAGGCGGAGTCTGTGGCTTAGCGAATGGCTCTAGATCGACCGCTGATACTGGACCAGGGTACTCGACAGGCGAGTCTACCATCTGCTCGGCGGGAGGAGTTGGCGGCGTAGGTCCTGCTATCGGAGGAGCTAGCATCGCTTGTACCGAGGCCTGCTCACTAGTCTGCTGAGGAACGGGTTCGAGTGCTGCTACAGGAGCAGGAGGCTCCTTCATTTGCATAGTGGCGTCTGGCGTCGTCTGAGTCGAAGCTGCTTCTTCCTCTTCTTCCTCGTCTCCGGTGTAGAGGTAGTCTACCACGCCGTTGACTAATTCATCTACGCTGTCACCCAGAGCGTAGTCGGCTACCGCGCCACCCACGAGGCCGGCGATGAATCCTGGTAGGGCTCCTACTCCGAATCCAAGAGCTCCACCCACCATCGCGCCGAGGAAAGCTCCGACCCACATGAGGCCAAAGCTGGCTACTGCGCGGGCCACGATCTGAGTGACTGCTTGGCGATACTCGCCCTTCTTCATATTAGGATCGAGTGCCTGAAGCTCGGACCATATTCCCCACAGACCGATGGCTAGGCCGAGGATTCCTAGTCCCTTTGGCAACTTGTACTTGCTGTCAGGCGCTTTGGCTTCTTTAGGAGCTTTGCCTCCGGCTCTCTCTTCTCTCCACTTGTCTATCTTCGCTCTTCTGGCCGCTTCTTTCTCTGCGTTGCTGAGAGTCCTGTTGTTTCCTGGAGCCCTGCCACCCGTTCTATTCTTGAGGCGCCTGAGAGCCTCGAATCCACCGGCTGCTAAGAAGTCGATGAGAGCATTAGAGACGTCTTCTGCGCTCTTTGACGTATTGCTGATGCCGTCTTCTCGAGCAGCCCTGGCATTCTGTAAGCTATTCATGGAGTCGCGAAGCTCGTCCATCTCTTCGCTCAGAGAAGTCAGTGCTCTACCTATCTTCTGAGACACCTGGCTCGTGGTGCTAGAGAGGGCACGCAGACCTCTGACTTCTCTCTCGAGCAAGTCGTCCACGTTCTTGAGTATGTTCTGATTGCTGCGATAGTCGATAGGATAGAACGCTCTTAAAAAAGAGTTTCCTATCTTCGTCTTGATCTTGAGTAGTTCTCTGTCTGCTGTTGCCATCTTAGTACAGTGGGTTCATCGCTTCTTCGAAGTGAATGTCTGCGGTGACTTCTTCTCTAGCATGGCGTAAGTCTATGCCATTAAATATGTGTTCCATGTATGGCATATAAGTAGAGAGCATGTTCTTCGTCTTCTCTTGCGGGCTTCCTGCGAATGAGCCCTTCTTTCGAGCGTCGATAGTCCTCTGAGATGAAGTTAGGGTATCTTCGTCTTGAATTTGCATCGGATCTTTAGGAGGTCTGAGAGCCTCTAACACGTCAGGTCTGGATCCACTCTTAGGTTGATCGACACTCAGAGGCGTCACTTTAGCGCCTTCAGCAAATTGATCAGTGCCTTCGGGCAAGACAGGAGACTCACTTTGCTGCCCATTTGAGACTAATCCTAGTGCTCGTTGAGCATAGCCTATCCTACTATCATAAGACTTTACGCCTGCCCTCTCATACGTCTTTTCAAATGATATAGTAGCGTCTCTAATGTTGTCAGTTTGTCTAAGTCTGTTTATAGAGCTCTGATATTCAGTATCCAGCTCGTATTTCAAGAATCCGTAATTTGCTTCAGGATCCGAGGCTCTCTGTCCAGTATCTTGTAGATACTTCTCAAATGCTCTCCTGCGAGGCCCAGTCCATTGAGCCCATCCTAGTCCTCCTCTGCCCTTCTTCACTCCTCGCTCTTGGATACCGGCTTGCATACCTGCGGACTCATGACCTAGATTTCCTATGATGCCAGCGGCTTGCTCTGCCGTGAGTCCATAATCTTGCATCAGTCGCGGCATATATGCAGCGGCTTGAGCTTCGAAACTAGGACTAGAACCTATGTCTGCTGCTAGATCACTGCCAGTAGATACAGTAGCGATAGTGTCGCTCGGCGAAGCGGACTGATTCTGTCCACCGGTGAATCCGGTGTCTGTACGGATCTGAGGCGAAGCAGAAGTTCCTCCAGTAGTCTGAGGAGAGCTGTAGAGATTCTGAGTGTATGCGCCTTGACGTGCTTCAGTGTCAGGAACTTGACCAGGCGGAGTCACTTCTCTCTGAGCGGCTATATCTTGAGCGGCACCCGTGGTTATACCACCAGTATCTCCACCCGTAGCCGGAGGAGTCTGAGACTGACCGCCGCCCTCAGATGCAGTTGCTGTTGCACCCGCCATTGTAGCTCCGGCGGCGCCCGCCATGGCGGCCATTCCACCAGCTCCACCCATAGCTGCACCAGAAGTGGAAGTCGGAGTGATACCCGTCGTAGAGTCCGCCGTCTTACTCCTACCGAGGAGAGTGTTTACATAGGACTCGACGTATCCCTTCACAGAGTTTAAGACCAGTGCCCTCTCAGACCAGTCCAAATCGTCGAAGTTAGGGACTACGTTGTTCTTGATGTCTACGGCGTTCTCTTCTTGATAGATGTCACGGCAGATCAAGTAAGTCTGGATGGCCAGCGTGCTGGCTACGCCGGCCACGTAACCGGCTGGTCCTCCGAGAGCTCCTACGTCAGGAGCGATACCCGAGGCGAATTCGAATCCTATTGCCTGCCAGCTGTCGCCAGACATGAAGCGACTGAACGAGAAGTAGCCTCCCACGAGTGCGCCGAATATGGGAATACTCTTGAGACCTATGGTGGTAGCGATTCTGCCACCGAACTTAGAGAGATACGTCGGGACTTTTGGGCCTATCTTCGCGAGAGCCTTC